GATGATGCATAGATAAATCCTTGACCACCACTGATCTTATCATCTGGATCAAACATATCCTGTGATGCATAAGTGTGATTAGTACAAACCATACCTACGTTGTGTGAGCCAAACATATTAACACAGTTACGTACAAGTGATGTAAGTGCTTTAGGTTTTCTACCCATATCACCCTTCATATCACCTTTGTTAAACTGGTCAACGTCTGTGGGTGTTAATAACATACCCAATGAGTCAATTACAAATAATACTTTTGGACGATCGTCTTCTGGCATTTCTTTGTAATCTGCCATGAAAGTTGATACTGTTTTAGCAACATCGTCAATCATTGACATATTAAGTTTAAGAAGTTTTCCTTCCGATGTATCAACATCAAGTGCTTGTAGCCATTGTTCGTCAAGTGCGTTTTCTGAATCAATTAGTACAACAAAGATACCTTGATCCTGTGCCGCCTTTACAATGTTACCTGCACAGATATATGATTTACCTGCACCAGATTCACCTGCAAAAACTGTTACCTTACCAAGTGGAATACCTTTGTTAAAGTCGCCACTTACAAGATAGTTTAAGGCATAGTTACCTGTACTAATCCAATCCGTAGGGTCATTAAACCCACTACTCATGCCTGTGATTGATTTAGTTAAGTTTTTACGAAACTTAGAAACGTCAAATGCTTTATTAGCCATAACTTCTCCTTTAGCAAGTTGGGAGTAGACATAAGCCTACTCCCTATTGTTTTTGCTTACTGCTGACGTGAACGGATCATTGCAAGAATGTCTTCCGCCTTGTTGTCAGTTTTAGGTGCTTCTGCCTCTACTACTGGTGCAGTTGCTTCTACTACTGGCTCTGGAGTTGCCGCCTGAGTTGCAGTAGCCGCCGCTTTATCTGATGCCGCTTGTGCTATTGGATCACCTGTTCTTGCCAACATTCCCGCTGGACGGAAATACTGACCGAAACGATCCGCGTCATAAGGTTCACCATCAACAGATGCTTGGAACATCTCTTGCATCACTTTAAGTTCAACATCTCCTGGCTTCTTAGGTAAGAAGTCATTTAAGTTAAACAAGCCATGCTTTTCGATTGCCGCCTTCTCGTCTTCAGTAATTGGACGCTCTCTACGTGACCAATTTGAAGTTGAGTAGTCTGCATACCCACCTTTAGAAGTTTTTACAATTCTAAAGTCTACACCTGAAGTGTAGTCAGTTGGTAGTTCTTCCATATCTGGAGCAAGTAGTGCAGATTTGATTAGTTGGAAAATTTGTGGACCAATAATAAATCTACGGATTGGATTCTCTGGAAGAGTATCTTCTTTAAGTCCGTTCTCAGTTACGAACCCTTGGAAAACGTATGAACGCTTTTTCCAATATTTACGACCCATGTCTTCAAGTGTAGGATCTTTGAACCAACCTCTTACTTCGTTTAAGATTGGACAAGAGTCTCCATACATTTCCATACATGGTACTTGCACTTGAACTGGACGTGAGTCCGTTTCACCTTTGATTCCTGCGAAAGGAAGTTTGATCATCAAACGTTCTTTCCAAAAGAAATCTGCACTTTTGTCGCCATCAGGTAAGAAACGTACAGTTGACTGTTCGCCTTCCTTTAAGTTCCAAAATGGGTAAATTGCGTTGTCGCCGCCGCTTGATTGATTAGAACCACCTGAGCGTGATTCTGTTTCTTTTAATTTAGCACGAATTTCTGCTAATGTTGCCATAATAATGCCTCCTATATAAAATGCCTTTGGCTTTGTGTTGTGCCTTGATTGTGTTTAGCACATAATATACACTATACACAAACTTACTTATAAAGTCAAGTGAAACTTTGTCAAAAAAGTGACTTAGTGAGCCAAACCCGCTAAAGTTTTAATTCTTGACATTTCTTCGTCTTGATTTGTAACCAATTCCTTCATGATTTCTGCCGCTGAACTGATTGCGTCATCACCATACTTCTTTTCAACTGCTGTTAGTACAGCCGTTTCACCTTTAGGGAATTGATTAGTAGTATAATCAAAGTGTCCTTTGATAAACTCATCTAAAGGTAATTCTTCTTTTTCTTTGTCATGTAACTCGTCTGGAGCGTCGGCTTTTGAAATGCCGCCATCTTTATCAATTTTGATATCCATAGTGTCGTCATCTTCTTTGTCGTCTGCGCCTTTCTCTGCCATTAGTTCTTCTGCTGACCAAAAGTCTTCAACCTGTAGTCCTGCTAATCTAATAGCATCTTCGAGTGTGTGTTCTTCACCATCTGAAGTTTTGAATTTAGTTCCTGGCTTAGCACCTTTTGCTTTTAGTGCTTGTACCTTTTGTGCAAACTCGTTGCCTTCTTCAATTTCTGGACCTTGCTCATGTTTCGATGTAGCAACTACATTGTCTAAGTGTGAAGTATACTCATCTTCCATATTGTATCCTTCATCTGTATCGTTGTCTTGCTCAACTGCTACTTCTTCTTCAGTTTCGCCTAACAAGTCGTCTGGACCAATCTGTTTAGCCTTTGTGTTTTCTTTAACAAGATTGTAGATGTAAGGAAATACACTTTTTAGATCTTCGTTGAACTGACGAATAGTTAACTCATCAATCCAATTTGATGAAACATCTGCTGGTACTTCTTCCATTACAGTTTCTTCAAAACTTTCAAACGCTTCTTTGTAGTGTGTTGGTCTTTGTAATTTAAAGACTGTTTCTTTGATAGTTTCAATTCTTTCATTAACAACATCCATGTAACCGGCAAGACCCTCTGCCATTACTGCTGAACGATTCATGTAAGTTTTAAATGTACGTAATTTAGAAAGTTCTTCGCTGAGTGATACGATATGCTTTCCAAATGTGTCATATTGATTTCCACCTTCACTTACGTGAGTAGCCATTGCTCTTGCACCATTCAAATGTCTGAATGGATATTTGAATCTTTCGCCGTCTGCACTTTCAATATAAATGCTATCGATTTGTTGTGTTCTACCTGCTGGATTTTCAAAGTCTACAGGTCCTCTATGTTTGACAATCATCTTTGCATTGCCAATGTCTTGGAAACTTGTTTTAGAAGTTCCGTACATTTTACTTTCACTCATTGTTTCATCTCCGGGTCTGTTTTGTGATAGATACTGGTAATCTCTTTTATCTAAATTTGTTTTTGTAATGTTTCTTGTATCAAAATTTAACATACGCTTTTTAGCAAATGTTCTCATTTCTTTCATAAAATCGAACCACATACTTTTAATTGTATCTGGTGAATTTTCAATAAGATCGTTGTTATAAAGTATTGTAAGGCTTTTTTCGTCTAACGTAACATTAACTTTAACTCCTTCTTTGAAGTCAAAATCAAAGAAACGTGCTTTACCTGGCACATTAGTAATAAGTGACTCTGTATCACCTAATGTAACTGATGGATATCTACCACGTATCTTATTAAACAGTTCTTCTGCAATTTTATCCAAGTTTATCATATTAATATTTATCTAATACACGCCTGTAACAAATATAGGCATTGGCGGCTCAAAATCGTCATCATCCATGTCGTTTTGGCGGAATGTGTTGTAAACTCTTGGATCCCAGTCCTTGAGTACACCCATCATCCTAATATTTAGTAGTACTGCACTAACAAGATCGTCAGTTTCGCCTGTTTTGGCTTTGTAACTTGTACCACTTGCTACAAATCCTTTAAGTTCACTAATTAACGCTTTGCTGTGAATCTTCATTTGATCGTTTTCAACCATTGTTTTAAATTTTGAACAAGCACTAATTTTGGTTCTATGTGTTGTATTAAATCCTTTACGGAACTTTCGTATGTGACCTTTTCGTATCGGTTCACTTACAAATAGTCCTGGTATGTTTTCTTCTCCTACGTCTGCTACAACAAGTAGAGCCGCTTCACCAATTGTATTGTTTTCAATACTCCAATAAATGTTATTTGCCGCAGGTGCTTTGCAAGAGTCATTGATATAATTTGCAATATCTCTTAAAATTCTTATCTGTGCAGGTATAGGCGTAGTGTTGTGTCTCCATTCTGCAACTTGTTCATAACTTGGTAATTCAAATACTTGAATAGCGGCATAGTCTCCACCTGTACCCATACTTGGATCAAGGCTAATACAATATGTAAGTTTAGGATCTAACTTTTTGTACCAACGTGTTTGGCCCATATGTTCTAATGGATCGTTACCTTGTAGTGTTGCAAGTTTAATACTGTTAATTAATGTTTCGTCATAAACTAAGAATTCGCAACCATACTCACGTCTAAATCTTTCTTCACCGATACGACCAATTTCTGCTTTTTTCCATTCTTCGTCTCTGTCTGGGTGTTCGTCCCATGCAACAGTAAATCCATGAAAGCCATTTGTACCTAATTCTTGTTCATTTCCGCTTTCATCAAATTTATTTTGACTTTCTTTCCAAATAGTAGCAAAGGTATCTTCGTCTGAGTTCGGTGTACTTGTAATAATAGCACGACCACCTGTTGCTAATGTAGGAGATATTGAAGTCCAAAATTCTTGGGCAATGTTTGGATTCACAAATGCAAACTCATCACAGTATAGTAATGATATGGACATACCACGTCCTGTGTTGCCTGTTGTAGTAGCACTAACAACACGTGAACCATTTTCAAATTCCATTGATCCTTTGTTGTAGTTTACAACTCCTGCTCTAATATGATCAGGACACATTTCGTAAACGTATCTAATACGTTGCATAATTTCTTGAGCACCTGTGTACTTGTGTGCCGCAATAAGAATAGTTTGGTCTGGGTGAAACATTGCATACCAACATAGATAAACTGCCGCACAGGTTGTCTTACCAGTTTGTCTTGGTAACATATTAACATTGAATCTATGATTGTGATAACTTTTCATTAATCCTACTTGATAGCCGTAAGGATCAAATAAAAGTTTACCTTTTACAGGGTGCTGAATGTACGCAAACTTTTTAGCAAAATGTAGGTATCCATCGTTTGGATCCATACACTTTGCAAGGTCCTCAATTTGAGACTGCGTATACTTTTCTCGAGTATGTGCTTTTTTGGTTAAAACACCATCTAAACTTTTGTTTGCCATAGTAAAGTATTTACTCAAAAAAATAGGCCCCGGAGGGCCTATTTGAGTTACTTGATAATTTATAGATTATTTACAGCCGCAGTCATTGCACGGATCTTCGCATTCGCAATCACCGCCATCGTTACAACTACAACCTTTGCCTTCTGACATAAATTCTGCCAATCTTGCTGAAAGTTCTGCCTTAATCTCATCTTCAAGTGCCATTGGATTATCGCCGCCTGCTACTTTTGGATATGATTTCTTTTGGCCCATTTCAGAACCACCTGACAAATCTTTAGTCATGTAGTGCTGGTCTTGATATTTTTCATCTGGCTCATTTTCGTAATCTTCTGCTTCAATGCCTTCACCGCAACCTGAATTGCCTAAGTGTACTTTGCCACAGATTTTACAAGGTTCGCCTTGTTTGCCTGGTTTAAGATCATCCATGTCCATGCCTTTATCGTCATAGTCTGGATCTTTAAAATTATCATCGCCTGAGATAAGATCTCTCATTCTTGCTAAGTTGTCGCGTCCATCTTCTGGTGGACCCATAACTGGCATAGGTGGTGCAATATCTTTTTTAATTGCTGTAGGAATTTCTTCTCCAGCACTTGCACCTGTTGTTCCTTTTAATGCATTCATTAACTTAATAACGTCTTCGGCGTTATCGCCTGACATATTAATTGACGCTGATGCCGCTTCATTTAATGCTTCGTCCAACGCCTCAATTTTTTTATACATATCTTCAAATTTCATAATTAACTCCCAATTGGACTTTTAGATTTACCAGCATCTTCCATTTGCTTTTGTTCAGCGTCTGGCTTTACACTCGCTACTGGACTGTTTGTATATTCTTTTCTTACGCCTTCTAATTCTTTTAGTAAATCCATTACTCTATTAGAACCAACTTCTTGTTGTGCAGACTCTGCTTCTAATTCTTCTTTTGTAAGTTTTACTTCATAAGGCTCATTGCTTATCTCTTGATAAACTTCTTGCATAGCATTTACGTTACGCACCATAATGTGTGACTGTGATTTGCCAATGTTATAACCTAAATACTCTTGCATCGCTTCAGCGTGTGTAGGATACGTAACTGATGCTTCGTAATAGGTAACTTCCTCGTTTTGTAACTGAGGGAAATCTAATGGACGTTCTTGGATAGGTGTTTTCTTACCAGGTGTAATGTTTACAAGGCCAAACTTCTTAAGAGCAGTTTCTAACTTATCTGCTACACCTTCATTATCACCGGCAACACCAATCTTAAATTCGTACTGTTTACCGTTATATGCTTCTGTTAAATATTCGCTGTATTTTTTCATAATTATTAATCCTACTACAAGTTATTTATCCATGTTTTTAAGTTTTTCAATTAAACTATTACGATCTGTTACTACATAACCGTCGCCAGCCATTACATTATCGTCATTTCCGGCATCTTTATCCTGTTTTTCTTTTTTAAGTTGCAATTCTACCATTTTAAGTTTCTTATCTAACTTAGCAACCTTAGCATCAAGGTTAGTTTTAAGCATTTGTCCTGCTACTTCAAATACCCTACCGCTATAACGTGATTCTACGTTCATACCTAAATCCATTAGATCTTCGTATGCATCCATGGCCTTTTGTGCAACTTCGTTCAGTTCTTTATCAGCCATTTCGCCAAGACCTTTTACCTGTGGCAACGCCGCTGATATTTTATCAAGTTCTGCAATACTACGCTGTGTTTCTTCGTGTTCGATAACAGCAGTTTGCTTACTTTCTTTTTTTGCGTCTTGCTTATCTTGTTCTATAATTTCTTTAGAATCAGGTAAGTTTAATAATTCTTCTAATTTTTTAGTCATATTTTGGATCCATTAAATGCTACTATTATTTATCCTATTTTCGACTGCCGGAATGAAAAATGTCTTTCTCAGTAACCACTCTAAAGTACAATCCTTTATCTTTGCACCATGCTTTAGCGGCTTCCCACTTAGCCATATTTAAAACTACCTGTGCTTGTTTGTATCTATTTCTACCTGCACTTTCAAGAGTAGTTTGATTGTCTGGTTTTACTTCAATTACTTCTGCACGTTGTTTACCATTTTTATCTGAATAAACAATAAAAAAATCTGGAACATATACCGTTGCTTTACCTGTCAAAGGATTTCTATAAGGTATCTTAACTGCTTCACTGGCCCATTTAGCCACATTAGGGTTTTCATCACAGAACTTCATAAAAGCAAATTCCCAACTACTTCTGTATAATGGTGTTTTGCGTCCTATGTATTTGTCTGGATATTTTAAGGAGTAACGCCCTTGTGCAAACTTGGCCATGTTACACCTCTATGTTTCGTGCTTCGGTCCTATTCACAGCGTTGTCTAATTTATAACCTAATGTAGAAATTTTTTCTCTGTTATAATTTAAAACTTCAGTGACAACACTACTAAGTTGAATCTCATCTTGTTTTTTTAATGTATCTAATAGTTGGAAAACATTTACGTTGTCTAACTTTGCCTGTTGTAAAATTACAGTACCAACAGCAATCGCACTTTGTCTTGCAAAGCCTCTACTTTCAAAGAAGCCTACAACTGCATCAACTTCATTACTTGGATAACTTAATTTTCCTGTGAAGTATTGATTAAAAAATTCTTTTACTTCTTTTGCACTATCTGTTCTTGTTGAAGTTGGTAAATTGCTCATTATGCATTCCTTACAATGTTTGCCAAGTTATTTAATGTTTCACTATTTTGTGCCGCTTTGAAAGAAGAACTTGCAGAATTCCAAGCACTGTTAATAGCACTAACTGATGCATCGCCTCCTGCTTTTAAATGTGTTTTCTTAAATGTTGTTGCCTTAGTTAAACTATCTAATGCATCTGGATTACTTGCTAACGCTGATGCAACATCTGATACACTCGTTGACTGTGCCAATGCCGCGACATTAGCCACAACACTTGCACCAGCAATCGCAGTAGTAAGAGAGTTTGCTCCGCCAATGCCTGCATTTTTAGGAAACAATGAGTTTGCAACACCGCCAACCGGTGCTCCGCTTATGTCGCCTAATGCATCTTTTAAAATATTAAAACCTTCTTGACGTAAACCTTCTTTAGATAAACTTTTTGCATTTCTTA